ACGGCCGGCCAGGCGCCCGGGATTTCGGATGCTTCAGCTTGCGCAGCCATTGCACGGCCCGCTCGCCGCGCCCGAACGGATCAGGGATCTCCGATCCATCATTGATCCAGGACGGGATCAGCATCAGTCACCCGTCCAGGCGAACAGGTCGTCGTCGTCCTCGCCATCATCCACAGTCGGGCGCGACCGCGAGACAGGTGTTGCGCCCAGCTCGGCCGCCAGAAGGCGCGCCCGGGTCATGGCATCGGATTGGACAGAAACAGCCGGATGCCGGCGCGAGCTGACCAGCATGCTGTTGCCGTCCTTGTCCACCTTGTAGACCATCTGGACGGCGCCCTGCTTCTGGATCAGGCGCTCCATCTCGCGCACCGTGCCCATGGCGATGCAGTAATTCTCGAGGCTACCGATATCGGCAGAGGTGAGGATCTTGCGCTGTGCAAGGATCGGCACGATCCGCTCCCACTCGGCCCGGGCATCGGGCGACATCCATCCCGGCGCAGGAAGCTCGCCGATGGGGTCACGCTCGATCCGGATATGGGGCTTCGTGCCGCGCATCAGTGCATCCTCACACACCTGAGCTCGAGGCCAAGATTGCGGCCAAGCACCACGACCTCGCGCAGGTTGAAGGCTTCGCCGCGCCAGACCAGCCGATCGGCATTGGTGACGCCTGCCTTGAAGCGGGTGCGGAAGACCAGCAGGGTTTCCTCGCTGGCCCCATAAGACCGGATCGCCTCGGCCGTCGATTGCTCCACCTTCTCTGCCCGCAGCCAGGCATAGTGCGACCAGGTCGTGACCGGCCCGCCGGTGTCGTTCACCGCATGGGTGGCGCGCTCGATCTTGACCGCATGGACCAGCTTGCCCGCGCGCATCACGTATCCTCCCCGACCAGAACCTCGATCGTCAGCACGCCATGCGAAGTCTCGCCGTCGGGATCGCGTAGGAAGCGCATCGAGGCGACATGCACATCGGCACAATGGAGCCCGTCCCCAAGGGCCAGGCGGTCTGCGTTGATGGCCGACCGGATCGCGCCCACGATCGTCTTGACGCCCTCGAGCGAGGCCTCCTGCTTCCAGACGTGCACAGTATGGAAGACGCGCGAATGCCGCCGGGCGAGGCTGGTCCCTTCGTCCAGGAGCTGGCTTTCGCCCAGGATGATCGACGGCGAGGGCGCCGGGCGCTGGTTGCGATCGAGGATCGACCCGGCCGGCACAAGCGCGGTGACCGCCGGCGTTGCCACCAGGCGGTTGCGGATTGCGATCTGAACGGCCAGGTCGATACTCATCTTGCCTCACGAATGGCCTTGGCGATGGCCCGGTTGATCCGGCCCATTGCGCGCTTCTTGCCAAGGCGCCAGGCGGGATAGAAGAACGGCTGCGCCGGGCTGCCCGGATGGGTGCGATAGCTGATCCGACCCTTCTTCGACTGGCGGTTGCCCGCCCCCCCGGTCACGCGCTGGCCTGCCGTCCCGCCTTGCGTCCCGAACTCCACGAAGCGGGCATAGAAGGCCTCATCGTTCCCCGCGAAGATCGTGATCGACAACGCCGCCCCATCGCCCACTGAGCCGAGCGCCATCGCGCCGGCCGGCGGCGCCCCCCAGGTCCAGCCGATCGAGGCCCTGAGCTTGCCGTCATCGACCGGGCAAAGCGCCCGGGCGATATCGCAGACCTCTTCGGCGGCGCGCTCCATGGCAGGTTGCACCGCCCGCCGAACCTCGGTCGGGATGGCGCGCATCCGCCGCTGGAAGCTGGCAAGGCCGCCGTCGCCGGTCACAGCGAGAACTCCCGGTAGGACTGGACGATGTCCGAGACACCGAACGGCATCTCGCGCGCGCCCTCACCGGCCGCCTCGCGGTTTTCGAACCACCAGGCCGCGAGCTGACAGACCGCCTCCTGCAGCGCTGGCGGCACCGGGTCTTGCCCTTCGCCGCCAAACCGGGCCGCGATCTTGTAGCCCAGCAGCCGCTCGATGTGGTTCTGGGCAGCCTCGATCTTTCGGGCGATCAGAAGCGCATCATCGAACTCGAGCGTGTCGATCGTGAAGGCCAGCTGCCGCCGCAGATCGTCTTCGGTGACAATCGCCATCCCATCAGCCTCAGGTCGGGCTGGCGTTGGTACGCACCACGTTCGAGTTGACCGCGACCGAGGCCGTCATCTTCATGACGTTGTTCGCCGAATCGAGCGCCTCGCCGGCGCTCATCACCTTGCCGATGAACATCCGGGTGGAGTTCTTCGGCGAGGCGCCAGAGGCCGGCTTGTCGTTGAACTCGACCTTGAACGCATAATCGGCCGTGGTCTTCTCGGCTGCGATCACCGCGATCTGGCCTGCATCGGCATAGTCGATCGCCATCACGAGCTCCATGGTCCCCGCATTGCGGGTGCCCTTGATGGTCTTCGTGCGACCCTCGCCGATGATGTCCTGCGCGATCGCTTCGGACGTGTCACCGAAGCTGCCGATGGCCTCGAGGTTCTTGATCTCGACCCAGGTCTGGCTGGTGAAGTCAGCTGCCACGAAGTCGGTCGACTTCATGTCGAGCGCCCCGCCGATGAAGACCTTGGAACCGGCCGTTGCAAAGAAAGGCATTGTATCTCTCCTTCAGGAGTTGCGGCGCTCTTCCCGCTGTTTCGCGCCGGAATGACAGGTCCTGCAGATCGACTGCAAGTTGGTCGGATCGAGCCGCCGCTCGGGGGCAAGGCGCCGGGGAACGATGTGGTCGACCTCGGTCGCCTTTGCGCCGCAACGGCGGCACCAGGGATGCTTCTCGAGATGCGCAGCCCTGAGCTTGCGCCAGTCCCCGCCCAGGCCCCGTTGCGCGGCGCTCGGGCGGGTCTTGTCGAAACGCGCCTTGCGTTCGGCCGCCCGGCGGGCCTCGCAGGGGCAAAGCTGCCCGTGCTGGACCGTCTGGCCGCATCCGCAGAGGCGAGGCGCGCGCGAGGGCATCAGGCCACCGGACGGCTCGCCGTGCTGCCAAGCACCGCCACGGCGCCCGCCGCAATCGAGGTACCCCCGGCCTTGGTCAGCGACAGGCGGACGAACGGCTTGTTGCCGAGATAGCCGAGCTTGTAGCTCGAAGAGGCCAGCAGAGTTGCCGGCGCGTTCGTCTGGCGATCGGCCGCCGCCACATCGGTCCAGCCGGTCGAGCCATCCGCACTTTCCTGCAGCGTCACGCCGAAGTCGCCGGAACCGACGATTGCACCGGTGGTGACGATGATCGTCACCCGCTGGGCCTTCTGCCGGTCAATCGCGGGGCCGGTTACGGCCGCCGCCTGAACAGCCGGGGCGAGCGCAAGCACCACCCCGATGTTCGAGAAGAGATCACGCATGGTCTTCGCTCCCTACGAGGTGGCAATCTTGAGCTTGCGGAACCGGGCCGCCTGCAGCACACCGCCGCCCACCCGGCGGGTGGCATGGATGCGGGTGAGCCCTGCGACCCGGCGGGTGTAGGGATCGACCAGCACGTCGAGCCCGATCCGATCGAGGATCCGATAGGCCGAGAAGTCGCCGTAGATGATCGGGAAGGCGTTTGCCGCAACATCGGGCATGTCCACCATCTCGACCACGGGGCGCCCCAAGATCGTCTCGGGCTGGCCGGCCTGGTAGCTCGGCTGCCAGATGTAGTTGTTCTGGCTGTCTTTGAACCGCCGAATCTGGCCGAGTGTGGTCCCGTTCATCGCCCAGACGCCCTGATTCCGGTACGTTGCCGGCAACGCATACATGAGCGTGATAAGCGCATCGGCCGTCAGCGTCCCGGCAAGGCCGCTCGGGGTATAGGCAATATCGGCATTGTGCATGAAGCCTTCAGGCTGCAGCGGGCCTTGCCCCCAGACAAAGGCAGTGGCCTCCTTCTTCCCGAAGTCCTCGGCCAGGGCGGCGCGCACTTCGGTTTCGGCTTGCGGGGCGTCCTGCAGCAGGCGGTTCGAGATGTCGACAAAGGTCGCCAGCTCCTTCACCGCCAGCTCTTTCTGGCCGAAAGTGATGCTGGATTCGGTCCGGTCCTGCGTCTCGCCAACCCAGATCGCATTGGTCAGGTCGCCGCGCGTCGGGTAGATGGTCGACGGCGCGACGGTGCCGCGAACCGAGGCATAGGCCCGGATCGGCGAGAACTCGACCAGGTCGCGGATCACTTCGGAAGACAACTCGGGCGGGGCCAGATAGCCGCCCTGCGGATCGCTCGACAGCGTGAGCGCCTTCTTGTCTTCGTCGCTGATGCCATCGCCCCGGTGGAGATACGACGCAAAGGCCTTGCGCTCTGCGCTCGGCTCATCCTTCCCCTTGTCGTCGCCGGTGCCCCGGTTGAGCTTGGCCTCGATCTGGTCCAGCCGATCGACCAGCGCCGAAGTGTCAGCCTTCTTCTCGATGTCCGCGATCCGCGTCTCCACGGTCTTGGTCAGATCGCCGAGCGCCTTCTCGACCAGCCCGGTCGGATCATCGTCATCGCCCTTCAGGACAAGGGCAGTGCTGCCGAGCAGCTGGGTGTTCTTCAGATGCCGCATGATTACCTCGCTGCGAGCTGCGCCGTGGCGCGTTGAAGGGCAGCGGTGAGGCGTAGGGCACCCAACGCTGTTTTGGCCGAAGTCACCTTCGCGCCGGGATGCATGGGGACCACCACCAGGCTTACCTCCATGAGTTCGAGAGACTGGATGCGCCGGCCGCCCCCCGGCAGAACGGACGACTTCTTGCCGACAAAGCCGATCGAGAGGCCACGCACCGCGCCCGACTTGACCAGGGCGCGCACTTCGCGGGCCCTGGGCAGGTCGTCCACCAGAAGACGCCCCTTGATGTGGAGCCCGTCCGACTTCTCTTCGGCGACGTCCCACGTCCCGACCGGGTCGTTCAGGTCATGTCCAAAGAGCATCGGGATCGGCAGCGCCATCTTGCCGAAGGCGCCTTTCTCGATCACGTCGCCGATCCGGTCCGGCTGGCCGAACTTCCAGGCGATGCCACTGATCTCGCCGCCGTCCGACCCCTCGATCTTGGTTTCGATGAAGAGCCGTTCCATCAGCGGGCCTCCGGAGCAAAGTTGCGACGATCACCGGCAAAGGCATCCACCTGCGCTTCGACCCAGGCAGCCGCGCGCAGAAGGCGCAGGACATTGCCATGGTTGAACGGCACCGCCTGGCCGTCCTCGGTCACTTCCCAGCCCAGGACGCAGCGGGCGAGGCTGTTCTGCCGGGCTCGCTCGCGATCCGTCGCAGCCACCCGTCCCTCTGCATCGGCCATCTCTGCCAGCTCATCGGACAGCCGCACCCGGCCCCGCGCCTGCACAGAGCTGTCCGGTCCCGCGATCAGCAGGCGAATGCCCGTGGGCTTGCCGGTGAAGGGATCGACCAGGTCGAGCCAGCGGCCCTTGTCCTGGTCTTCCGCATTGGCGAGGATGTCATTCAGCTGCATTGGCCGGGTCTTCCTCTTGGGTCTTGTCTGGCGCCGGGGCCGGCGCATTCGCGGGCGTCGTGATGTTCGGGTTCAGGAACTCGTCGCCACCGTCGCGCGGCGGCAGGCCGAGCCAACTGCGGCCCTCATTGGGGTTGATGGTGCGCGAGCTGATCAGGCTGTTGATCGTGGTCGCCCGCGTCTGCAAATCGGCGCGGGTCAGGTCGTCACGATCAAAACGGATGACATGCGTCCGGCGTTCTTCGCGGCTGAACAGCGCCCGGCGCAGCGCGCCCTCGAGGCCGCGCAGCCAGGGCTCGAGCGTGTAGGACAGGAATTCGCGGCCCTTCTGTTCGGTGTTCGACCAGGTCGCGCGGCTCAGATCGCCCACCATCGGCGCCGGAATGTTGAACGCCCGCGCGATCTCTTCGATCTGGACCCGGCGGTTTTCCAGGAACTGGGCGTCCGTCGAGTTGAAGGTGAAGGGCTCGAAGGTCATGCCATCGAACAGGATCGCGGTTCGGCCCTGGTCTTCGCCCTCATGGGTGACGCGCCAGGCGTTGCGCGCGGCCTTCACGCTTTCCTCGCCCATCCCCTTGGGGATCAGCAGCGCCCCGGACGGACGGGCCCCGCGGCTGAAGAGGCGCGCGGCATGGCGGTCGAGGGCCACGGCCACCCCGATCGCCGACATCGCCAGCCGCAGCGGCGTCCGGCCGAGCGGCGGCAGAAGGTGGATCACATCCTCTGCCGGAATCGCCTGATTGCTGCGCCGGTACCGCCGTTCCCCGGTGACCTGGTCGATCTCGAACGTGAGGACGCCGGGCAGATAGCGCACAATCTCGATCGGACGGCCCTTCACCCGGTTGACCCAGGCCAGCCCACCGGCATCGAGCGTGAGGGCGTCAATCATCAGCTGGCGGATGAACTCGAAGCTGGTCGTCCAGGCATTCGCCTCATCGCGCAGGAGCGGCAGCACCGGGTGGTCCGGCAGGTCGATCTCGACGCCGCCCTCGATCCGCTTGACGAAGACATCAAGGCTCGCCGGCGCCTCGCTGATCAGCTGGATCGCGTTCGACACCGCCGGCACCTGCAGCGCATCGGCGATCGACACGGTGATGCCATTGGCCGTCTGCGGCACGCCCGTGATCAATTCCATCCACGACGAGGCGGTCGCGAGGGACTTGGCTTCAGGCGCGGGGGCCTCTTTGGCGAAGGGGTTCCATTTCATGCCCCCATATTGCCGGCGCCGGTCTTGTCCAGGGAACCTCCAGAACCCTACAAAGTCCTACAGAGTCATGCCGATCAGACCGGCTTTTGGCCCGTCAGCCAGGCCGTGAGCTCCGAACGGTAAGCGAAGTACTGCCCACTTCCGGCAGGCTTGTAGATCGGAACCCCATCGCGCTTGGCCATCTGCCGGGTTGCATTGACCGACAGCCCCAGCACCTTGGCGATCGCCTCGAGGCCCCAGATCGGCCGGTTCGGTTCCAGCACCTGGTCGCCGCGCCACCGATCGAGCGGCGGCTTGTCGCCCGGAACATGGATGGTCTTGGTCACTTTCGACACGCTTCCCATTGCCTTCTGCCTCTGTTTTCGCCTAACCCATTGTGAGAAAAGCCTATTTGCCACGACTGTTGCGATGGCTACCCCGCGCCGGTCCCCCGTCAGGGTCCAAAGTCTGGAACCACCCCCCCGGGTGCCGATCCGCCGAGCGCCCGACCCGTGAGCAACGTGTAGACCTCGCCCGCCCGCTTCGTGATGGCCCACATGAGACGACCATCAGTCAGCTCGACGGACATCACCGCGCCGCTGTTGGTCTTGGCCGATGGTGCCCCCAGCTTGATGGAGCCATCCGCCTTCTCGAGCAGGACCCAGCCCTTCACCAGCATGCCAGCACGGTGCAGTGCGAAGCCTGCGATCAAGCGGTTGCCCCGCTCATTGGCTGGACAATCGAGGACGGTGAAGCTGCGGATTTCGAATGCCGCGCCGCTCATCATGCTTCCCCCGCAGGAGGCATCACGGCCAGCGCCATCGCCGCCGCAGACGGCATGTTCTGCACCCGCTCGATGGCGCGACGGCAGCTCTCAGCCGTGGCCGGGCCACCAAGCCACCAGGTCATGGCCGAGATGATCTCACCATGGGCACCAGCAAGCACCGCGTCGATCGACATCTCGGATGCAAGCTCGAGCATCAGTTGGCGCACAGCAGCACCGGCCCGCTCGGCCTCGATGGTCTTCTGCGCAATGCGCTCGTGGTTGTGATCGGTCATCGTCTATCCTTTCTTTGCCTCTCCATCCGCCGGTCCAAGGGCCTCCCAGGAAGGGTGGGGTTTCCCCCCTTTAGGGGGGAACCCCCCACCCGGACCCTTGGCGCCTGATGGAGGGTTTTTTGGAAGATTTGCCCGCCTCACCACGTCAGAGGGCAAACCGATATCGTTCGCAGAATCCTGCGTTCCTGAACGGATGAGCTTGGCCTTCGCCCTTCCATCGCCCTGCTTTTCGCGGTGCAGGGCCCGCTATCCACGCCCCTGATCAAGGCGCGCCCAAGTCACGTTATGCCTTCGCTTTCGGGGGCATTCAGTGAGGCCCTTGGCCGTCCCGACATGCCCCAGTGCGCTTATGCCCTATGGCATCAAGCCACCTGTCTGGCGACGACACAGGTCGTGACCTGATCGCTATCTTGATCGACGCCAAGCGGGACCTGGCGAAGGGTGTAGGTAAACTTGTAGCCCGTAGGCCCGTCTCTCTGCTTCCGTACCTCCGCAGTTATGACCCCGATCTCATCGCGAGTGAGCTCGAGCTCTGTGTCGATCGCCGCACGAAGGGACGAATGCCCCCGGGCGCCTTTGGTCGTGTCCTTGCCGGAATGGTGCACGAGCATGATGTGCGCCCCAGTGACCCGGCGAATGAGATCGAGGCCGTGCATCAGGTCTGCGATCGCAGGCGCGGCATTCTCGTCCGCGCCGCCCATGACCCGTGCAAGAGTGTCGATGACGATCAGATCGAAGGGACCACCCCCGACCGTGGCGAGGTGCTGCACGAGATCGGCCAGCGCAGAAGCATCGCTGCGCGGGCCCGTCAGCATCATGGGGGCGGTGAGGATGAAGAACTCGGGATTGTCGAGCGCAGCGATCCGGTTTGCGAAGCTCGCCCCACCCTCTGCAGCGATATAGAGGACGCGTCCCTTCTTGACCCGCCGGCCGCCCCATTCCAGTCCTTTGGCCACATGGTGCGCGATGTCGATCGCGAGGAAGCTCTTCCCCGAGTTTGACGGGCCATACAGGACCGAAAGGGCGCCCTGGTCGAGCCAGCCCTTCACGACATAGTTCCGTTCGAGAACCGGTTTCAGGTCCCCCGCCCAAGTAGCAGACGCCAGCAACGCCTGGGCGCGCGGCTTCAGCCTGTCAGCCTTGGACCTGAGCGCATGGACATTGCTGCGCTGCATATCCGCCGGCAGATCCACATCCTCGACGTTCTGCGAAAACCTCTTGCGAACCTCTTCGTCCCGGATATCAGCCATCCGCCCGCCCTCCCACATGAAGCAGGAAGGCGCCCTGGTCGGACTTCGACATATGCTCGAAGCAAGCGAGGCAATAAGCCTTGAGTTCAGCCCGCATCGCGAAGGACGCCCAGGTCCGGGCCTCATCCATGATCGTTAGGAACGGCGCGATCGGCATACCCCGGCGCAGGTCGTTGATGGCCGCTTCCATCACCTTGCAGGCATCGTCGGGATGGCATTCGGCAATCGCCAGAGCCAAATTCTTTGCCTTCTGGTAGCGATTCCGGTATTCTTCCGGAACGTAGAGACTTCCCAAGTTGTCAGCCCCGGTTGCGCCCGCCAGCGCACCGGGGTTTTCGTTTTCGTGTGCACCAGAAGCACCAAGGCCGTTGGACTTTTCGGGATTTTCCCATTTGTTTTCAATGTGGTCAGATGCGCCATTTGGACGATCTAAGGCATTGAATTTCCCGGAGAATGAGCCGCCCCTACGGGCTGCCATCACTCCAGTCATGAATCGAAAAGCTCCGCGTCAGTGACGTATCACTAATGGTACTGCGCGTTGCGCAACGTCTTGTGCGCGTCTTCGAGGGTCCCCTCGTGCG